TTCCGCCAGCGGCGCGCCGGCGATCAGCGCCGATGACCTCAAGAAAGTGATCGACACCCTGCCCGAGCAGGAGCGCGGCCAGTTCCTGCTGCGCATCGCTTTGTCCAATCCGACCCTGGTTCACGCGGCCCGCGCAGCCGCCTGAACCTTTCGCCCGGGCCGTCGCGCCCGGGCCTCGCTCCTTGCGCCTATCCAAAGGACGGATAGCAATGACCAACCTGACTCCGGACGAGATCAAGAAGTCGCTCGTCACCAGCCTTTCCAATCCCGACGAGAATATTTCGCGCGCGATCATGCTGATGGCGGGCGGACGTCCCGACATGGTCGAAAAGGCGATCTCGACCGGCACTGGCCTGGTCGCTTATGACCTGCAGGCGCCGGCCAAGAACCTTTATCCGGTCAACACGCCGATCATCAAATCCCTGCCACGCGTTGGTGGCGGTGGCGGCACCGCAACCAACTGGAAGTCCGTCACCGCGCTGACCGGTTCGGGTTTCGACAACACGCCCTGGGTGCCCGAGGGCCAGCGCGCCGGGCAGATGGCCTATACCACTGCCGACCGCGCGGCGCCGTATCGCACCCTTGGCGAAGAAGACCAGGCGACGTTCGAGGCGATCTCTGCCGGCCGTACCTTCGAGGACATCAAGGCGTCGATGACGCAGCGCTTGCTGCAGAAAACGATGCTGAAGGAAGAAGCGGGGGTGATCTTCGGCAACGCCTCGCTGGTGCTCGGCACGCCTGCGGCGCCGACGCTGAGCGTCGGCGGTACCGGATCGACGCTGCCGGCAGCGACCTATTCGGTGATCGTCGTCGCGTTGACGATGGAAGGGATGCGCAACAGTTCGTTGTCGGGCGGTGTCGCGACGTCAAAGTCGGTGACCGGCGCCGATGGCAAGAGCTTCACGATCAACGGCGGCTCGTCGATGAAGTCGGCGGCCGCGAGCCAGGCAACCGCGTCGGGTCAGGCGCTGTCCTGCAGCGTCCCCGCGATCCAGGGTGCCGCCGGCTATGCCTGGTTCGTCGGTACGGCGGGCAGCGAGAAGCTCGAGGCAATCACATCGACCAATTCGGTGGTGTTCAGCGGTGCCCTTGCCGGCACCCACCAAGCAGCGACCGCGATCAGCGCGGACTGTTCGACCAACACCACCGCCTTCGACGGTTTGCTGACCACCGCGCTGAAGCCGGGATCGGGCGCGTATGTCAATTATCTCGCCACTGGCACGCCGGGTGCGGGCACCACCCTCACCTCTTCGGGGCAGGGATCGGTGGCCGAGATCGACGTGATGATGCAGTCGATGTGGGACAATTATCAATGTTCGGTCGACGTGCTCTACGTGAACAGCCAGGAGCAGCGGAACATCACCAAGAAGGTGCTGGCGTCGGGCACCGCGTCGCTGCTCAATTATTTCCAGGATCCCAAGGCGGGCGAAGTCGCGCTGACTGCCGGCGGCGTGGTCGAATATTATTACAACCCGTACCTCAATAAGAAGATTCCGATCCGCCTGCACCCCAATGTGTCGGCGGGGACGATCCTGGGCTGGGCGGGCGACCTGCCGGTCCAATACCAGTCGAGCGAGGTGCCCAATGTCGCGGAGATGAAGGTACGCCGCGATTACTATCAGATCGACTGGCCGATCACGACGCGCGCCGAGATGTCGGGCGTGTATGTCGAAGAGACGCTGGCGGTCTACGCGCCGTTCGCGATGGGCGTGATCGCCAATATCGCCAACGGCTGATCCTTCGCCCGGGCGCCCACCCCTTGCTCCCGGGCTTTCCTGGCCCCGCCGCGATGACCGGCGGGGCCTTTTCATTTTTCGACAGGAGGCGCCGCGTGGCCGACAACCCTTCCCCGCGCCGTGCGCCGAAAGCGGCGGCCGTTGATAGCGTCGCGATGCATCATGAGGACGGCGCCGGGTGTAGCTGGCGCGGGCGATCGTTCGCGGCCGATGCCAAGGGCGTCGTGACCGTGCCGGTCGCGGCGGCGGCCGAGCTGCTCGTGCACGGCTTCAACTTCGCGGGCCGATGACGTCATGGCGGCAGGCGACCTCACCAACCTGTCGGCGGTCAAACGCTGGCTCAACATTTCGAGCGACAATGAGGATGCCCTGCTGACCGATCTGGTCGCCCAGGTATCGGCATTTGTCGAGAACACGATCCAGCGCACCGTCCTGACGGCGACGCATGTCGAAACCTATCGCGGCACCGGCGGATCGCGGTTCCTGCTGAGGAATTGGCCGGTCCAGTCGGTAACGTCGGTCGAATGGGGGGAAACGCGGATCGACAATGCGGTCGATGCGGTCGGCAACGCCTCTGGCGTTGCGACCGATGGGCGCAGCGTGATCCTGGTCGGATCGCGCACGCCGTACGATCGGCCGGTACGCGTGACCTACGTCGCCGGATATGACACGGTTCCCGCCGACTTGATGCTGGCCGTGACCGAATTGGTCGGTGAGGCCTATTCGGCCCGCACGCATATCGGCGAGACCAGCCACGCGAGTTCGGGCGCGACCACCGTCGCGTTCAGCCGCGAGGCGATGCACCAGGCGGTACTCGCCCGGCTCAACAATTACATGTTGGCGGCGCCACTGTGAGCGTGACGCTGGAGGCCGAAGGGTTGAGCGCAGGCCTCGACCGCCTGTCGTCGCAAGTGTCGGCGGCGGTCGAAGCCAAGGCGACGGCGGCGACCGCCGAGCTGCAGCGGCATGTGATCGACGACAAGCTCCACGGCCAGATGTTGAACGCGCGCACCGGGCGGCTGGCAAGCGCGGTCGAGCGCATGGTCGAGACCAAGGGCGACAGCATCGTCGGCGAGGTATTCGTCAATGATAGCGTATGTTACGCAGCGATCCTGGAGCACGGTGGCAGTACGTCACCGCACGACATCGTGCCCGACAAGGCCAAGGCACTCGCCTTCGCGGCGGGTGGCAAACATGTCTTCGCGCGGGTGGTCCACCATCCCGGGTCCCGTTTTCCGGCGCGCCCCTATCTGGCGAGCGCGTTGGGCGACGAGGCCGACGAGATCGCCGCGGCGCTGAAACTGGCGGCGATCACCGCTGCACAGGAGGCGATCGGATGACTAGCCGCAACCAAGTGTTCGACGCATTGCTGGCGCTGGGCGACGTGCGTTGGGGCAATGACGAAAGCTTTGTCGAGCGCTCGCGCCGACTCAAGATGTGGGACAAGGCGCCGGTGCCCGGACTGTACCAGATCGAGGGCACCGAGACGGTTACCTCGCTCGACGGGCAGCTCGACAAGCACAGCCTGCGCGCGAGCTGGATTATCTATCATCGCGGCGGCAAGGACCAGGCAGCAACCCCCGCCCAAACCAGCAACGCGATCCTCGACGCAATCGAGGCGGCGTTTCGCCCCGCACTTCCCGGTGCGCGGCAGACGCTCGGCGGGCTCGCCTATCGCGCATTCGTCGACGGCACCATCCACAAGGACAATGGCGACCTGGACGGTCAGGCCATGCTGATCGTGCCGATCACCATCATCCTTCCCTGATCGCAATGGAGAACCCAATGGCACGATCGCGATCCGCCGCGACCGACACCGATCCCCCGACGCCGAAGGCGGACGGCGATACGGCCACCGCCCCTGCCCCAACAATGTCGTCTTTGCCGCCGCGCTTCACAACGCCCGACCATGTCAGTGCGATTATCCTGTCGACCGGGCGCGAGATCGGCGTGGAAAATGGCGTGCTCACTGCGCCCACCGATCTGAGCGACGACGAACGGCGCCAGATCGCACGTGCGGGCTGCGCTCCCATCTAAGCTGCCAATTACTTTCAACTACGAACGCCAATGCCCGCTTCCTGCGGGCTTTTTTATTGGAGAAATGGCATGGCCATGTACAATTTCGGTGCCGGGGTGCTGTGGGGTACGCCGACTTTCGACGCGACGGGCGCGGCGATCGCCAACCCGACCCCGCTGATGCTGGCGGTGACGCAGGAAGTCTCGATCGACATTCAGGGCGACATCAAGGAGCTGTACGGGTCCAACCAGTTCCCGGTCGCGGTCGGCCGCGGCAAGATGAAGATCACCGGCAGGGCCAAATACGGCCAGTTCAACGGCGCGGTGATGAACAGCCTGTTCTTTGGCCAGACGGTGACGTCGAGCCTGTACAGCATCGTCAAC